ATTGAATGCTACGCCTAACGCGATAGTGCCAATTAGCACAGAATGTTTAGCCAACGCACAAAATCGTGGATTAGCACGATTGTGAAGTACAATTTTTCTTGTTGGCGATTCGGCTACTCTTACGAAAGTGCCAGTAGACTTGTGCGCTCAAATGGTGCTTAGCTCTGTGTGGCTAAACAACGGTGGCAGCTACGCTTCCGTATTCCCTACACCCCAACAAGGTGTTCCCGTCTCTGTCCAGTTAGTCAGTGTCAAGCAGTCTAAGGTAACTAATCTCATGACCACCAGAATGACTAACCTTAACTGTAATCACTTTATCATCTTGTACTTAGTATTATACACCACCAGAAAAATAAAACAAGGTATTACACATAAAAAAACGCACTTTTTCGATTTTTTTCGCTAAATGATTAGATCTAAGCGTATGTTGTTAATAATGATTCTTACGTAGCGAGCAAGAATGATTCTTAATAAGGCGTAAATCATTACAGGGTAAGAGATTAGCTTGATTTTTTTGGTTAGGTGTGCCTAATTTACATGACAGCTACCATGTGCCCTATATAGGGTATATAATTCCTTGCTGTGTAAAGACTTATTTTTTTGTTGTCATGGTTGTCATGGAGTTGTCATGGAGCTAATTTGTTGTGGTGTAACGTTTTAGAAGTAAAATATGACAATTTACATGACATGACAGGGTTTTTGAGAGATGGATTTTTGGGTTTATAACGTGATTTAATCGAAGTCTTTACAGTGTAAGGATTTAGAAGATGATGTATGAGATAAGGTTCTTGTAACTCCTTACAGGGTAAGGAATTAGCTCAAATTGGGCTAAAAACGGCTTTTTTCCATTTTGCTGTCATGCTGTCATGATTGTCATATTTCACCTCTATATACTTATATAGTAAGTAATTAGCTCCATGACAACTCCATGACAACCATGACAACTTTCTGTAAGTACTTATTCTGTAACGATTTAGACGTGTCAAGTTTTATTGTCTCTGCAAGTAATTACACTTGATCAAATGAAATGAATTAATGATCTAATATAGTTGTGTTAGACACTAAACGAGTTTATTCTATTATAGATGTGGAAATCGAACAGAAAAAAGAGCATGTGTTGCGATGTGTTAGGATTGGCTTGGATTTCTACAAGTCTTGTCTTATTGCAACCTGCACAGAAAGCGAGATTGACCAGCTTAGGGAAGATGAAGACTTTCAAGAAGAGATAGGTATAGTTCAAGCTGTTGAAGAATATCGCTTGTTAGAATCGTTAGATGAAGCGATTCATTACGCTAAGAATAAAGGTAACAGCAGTGGTATTCAGTGGAAGCTTGAAAGGCTTAACCCTGATAAGTGGGGAAAGAGAGAAAAGAAGACTAAAGATTTTAACGGTAGTTTGCGCATAGTGCTTGAAGGTGAAGATGCAGACAACAACGATTAAGATTGTCGGTAAAGTACATAAGACTCTTGTTACTAGCGACAAACGCCATAGAATAATTGTTGGTGGGCGTGGTAAAGGTGCATCATGGTCTATTGCGCGAATCCTTCTATTAAAAGGAATGTCTGCACCACGCTTTATTGTTTGTGTGCGTGAAGTACAGAAAACGATAGAGCATAGTGTCAAGAAGTTGTTAGCTGATCAAATAGAATCGTTAGGATTAGACTTCTTTTATAAAGTGCTAAATTATGAAATACGTGGTATCAACGGAACTAAGTTTATATTTACTGGACTACGTGAATATAATGCTGATAACATCAAGTCATTAGAAGGTGCTGATGATTGTTGGATTGCTGAAGCACAAACAATTAGTCGGCGAAGTATTAACATATTACGTCCAACAATACGTAAAGATGGTAGTGTTGTATGGTGGGATTTTAACCCTAGATATGATACTGATCCTGTCTATGTTGACTACATCTTAAATAAAGATCCTAATGCAGTAGTTTGTGAATTATCATGGAAAGATAATCCCTGGTTTACTGAATCACTGAAATTAGAACGTGAAAGCGATTACAGGAGAAATGAAGAACAAGCACGCCATATTTGGGAAGGTGAATTACATTCTGCTGGTGATAAGTTTGTAGTACCATCAGAATTATTTGACATAGCAATTAATAATAGATTAGAGCACAGAGAGTTAGGTGCTGATTTTGCTGTTGGTGCAGATATCGCTCATCAAGGTGGTGATGAGATTGTATTCTACAAACGCCAATCGTTAAAAGTAATAGATAAGTATTATAGCAAGTTGCAAGACACAATTACTACAACAAAAGACTTAGCTGCATTTACTAATGACAAGACTATTCCTATTAACATAGATAATGGATCAATCGGTGCTGCTGTTGCTGATATTCTTGAACGTAATGGTTACATGGTTAACAGAATCAACTTTGGTGGTAAACCACTTGATCCTGCACATTATGAAGATGTTGTGACAGAAATGTATTTCGAGTTTAAAGACGTATGTGCTCATGCCGATATTCCTAATGATGAAATGTTGCGCAATCAAACAATACAGCGTAAATATGATTATATCAACGGAAGACGTGGTTATGAAGTAATGAAGATAGAAAGTAAAGACAAGTTTCGTGAACATGTAATGGGTTTTAATTCACCTGATAGAGCAGATGCACTTATGCTCTGTTTTTATCAAGCTGGTAGCGCTCCTATAGTAGGAACGTTAAACGTTTATTGAAGCTGTGTGTAAAGGGAGTTAGTCATGCAATTTTACGGACCTAGGACGCAAATATTAGATACTGATTCAGCAGTTAACACTACCACTATTGTTTACACTGTTCCTGCTGGTAAGAAGTTTTACTTGATTTGGGCAAAGACGCTATCAGATGGTGGTGCAGCAGGTACCGTATATGCTGCAATACGTGATGGTGGCGCTGTTGAACAAACACGTATAGGTAGACGTGACGCTAGCGGTGCCGATGATTTTCAACCGGGTTGGCCGATAGAGTTACCTGCAACATGGGATATTGTGATTGTTAGCGGTGCAGCTTTGTTGACTGGTGAGTTAGATATCTTTGGATATGAAGTGGATGCATAATGGCTTTACTTGACTGGTTCAAAAAGCGTAAATCGACAAAAGCAATACGTATTACTCATAAGTTGATTCGTGAGATTCAACTACAGGGATCTACACCTGAAGGTGCTAGAAGCAACCTTATAATTGAGAGTATGTTATCAGGTGCTAGGCTTAATATCTCTATTCCTGGTGTGTCTAATGCGTTTCAATCATATGATTCACAAACACGTGAAATGTATCGTAAGTATAATGGATTAACAGATTTTGGTAACCAGCAAGTTAGAGCTATTGTTGATTTGCGTACAGCGTTTATTGCTGGTGAAGGAATTAGCGTTACTTGTGAAGACGAAAACACAGCAGAATGGATTAATGATTTATTAAAGAAAAACAGAATGAATGGTAGTCAATTCACTAATTCTGTTAAAGGTAGTGAATTGTCTGGACAATCGTTGTTTGTGCTAACTCCTAAGCGATGGAAAGATGATAGTGTATTTGTTAAGTTGTTGAGAATACCGTATCTGTTGACTAATCCTTTTAAACCTGTCTTTCGTGATAATTCACTACGTGATGAAGTTATAGGAATACAGGTTAAACGTAATGGACAGTGGGAAGCATTAACATTAACTAATTTTCAATATATTCGTACTGGTGGTGATGATGCAAGCAGTGAAGGACCAGTAACAAGAACAGGTACCGTGCTAACGGATATCGAGAATTATGATCGTGCTATTAGAGATATGAGAAGAAACAATCATATCTTTGCACGTATTACACCGACAATTAAAACAGAGTCTGATAGCGAAACAAAGGCTTTACAATCACAGCTAGATCAACAACGATGGAAGATTGGCGATATGTTTATTGGAAAGGCTTTGTTTGGCTATGAAACTCCTGGTACTGGTGCGTATGATAATCTTAACACTGAATTAGTTGCTACAATAAAGACTATTTCTTCTGTAACTGGTGTTCCTGTTCACTGGTTAGGTTATGTTGATTTAATGTCAAATCGTGCTACTGCACAAACGCTTTATGAGTTGATTAAACAAGCGACTATTCTTGAAAGGCAGATTTGGGAAGAATCGCTTTATGAGATGATCTTTCAAGCACAAGAGATTTTTATTGACAGTGGTGGTGAAGGATTAAACAGATTAGATCCTGCTTTTCAGGTGCGTTTACCGTTAATTGACTTTGCAGAGTTTCTAAATAGAGTTAAAGGCTTGTCACTTGCATTTGGTGATGGTGCAATATCCATGGGGGATTACAGAAACATGCTTCCTGGTATTAATCCATATGAAACTGAGAAAATGATAGATGAAGAAAAAGCCAAAGATGAACAGAGTTTAAAAACTAACACTATAATACCATTTACAGAAGAAGGGGAAGAAGATGGACAAGAGCAAAGTAATAACGGTGCCTGAAGCGTTATTGAAAAGAGATCCTGAAAGGTACGAAAAAATACTTGGTGATAGGGTACGTGCCACTAAACAGGAAGAAAAGAAAGCACTTGGTGCTAGAGAGCGTAAGAAACTAGAATCTAAGATT